CAGAAAAGAAGTCGTCGTTTCATCACGACACAGGAAAAGGGAGTCGCCCACGTTCCTACAGCGTGACATTTGAAGAATACGATAAGAATTGGGATGCTATCTTTGGTAAGAAGGAAGCTCCGAAAGAAGAAGTGGTTGCAGCTACTGTTGTCGAAGCAAAAGATGCCGCCGAGGGCTAATTAAATTCTCGTAACAATTTCGCCTACGGGGAGTGCCCCAAGTGGCGTCTACGCTGCCTTTGGCGGCAAAATCGTGGAGAGGGCCGCTCTGAGGTGGCTAAGGTACGGGCAAGGTTGCGTGGCGTCGTACCACTAATTTTGAAGCCTGCTATCAGAGATGGTAGCGGGTTTTTCGTGTTTTGTGGTGAACGGACTGATCCTCCTTCCAAAGCTACACCTTTGGATAGCCACTCTTATTAACTCGTGTAGGAGACAATTTGGGTAAGCAGAAGACTCTAGAAGAATTTATCAATGATTCAATCAAGAAACACGGTAATAAATTCGATTATAGTAAGGTTGTATACAAACACTCAAAAGAGTATGTAGAGATTGGTTGCTTAATTTGTGGGCACTGGTTTAAGCAGAAGCCCAGCCATAATCTTAATGGGCGAGGCTGTCCAATGTGCGCTCGTAAAAAGCAAGGGGACACATTTAGGCTCACACAAGAAATTTTCCTCAGTAGGTGTGTTAAAACTCACGGAGATAAGTATGACTATTCTCTAGCGGAGTATGTGCAGACCGATAAGAAAGTTAAAATCCTCTGTAAAAGTCACAACGAAGTGTTTGAGCAGACTCCCCACGAACATATGAAAGGTGCAGGATGCCCCTCGTGTTTCGAGGAGCGCAGAGGCAAATCAAAACAAGAAAAAGCCTCAGCAAACTTCTTACGTGAAGCGCTTGAAATACACGGTGATCTTTATGACTACTCTAGGGTAAAATACGTGCTGTCCACTGAATATGTGGAAATCGGTTGTAAGCGGTGTGGGAATTATTTCTTGCAGACTCCTTCTGGTCATAAGCAGGGTTACGGATGCACTAAATGTGCCGCTGACATTAGAGGTTTTAATAAAAGGACATCCACTCAAGGTTTTGTTGAGCGAAGTCAGGCTGTACACGGCGAAGGTAAATTCCTCTATGACCGAGTGAATTACACAGTGTCGCAAGCGAGGGTGGAGATAGGTTGTGCTTCGTGCGGTAATTACTGGAAGGTTGTAGCATATAAACATTTAAACGGGTTTGGTTGTTCTTACTGTGCCGAGTACGGTTTTAACTTTGAGAAACCAGCTACGTTATATGTACTACAATGTGAGAATATCACTAAAATAGGCATCACAAACAGGGAACCTATTAAGCGCATCAAGGAAATCAATAAAGACTCTGGCAAAAATTTTGTGCTAACACACAGCTTTGAATTTGAAAGAGGAAAAGAGTGTTCAGATTTGGAGACGGAACTGCTGAGATACTTGAGAGCAGTGTACGAAAATCCTGAAGTTAAATACAACGGCTCAACTGAATCTTTTATTGACGTAAATCTTGACGCTCTTTTAAGGGAGATAAGAATTGACTAAGAAAGAAAAAATCGTGCTTGGGCCTGACAGCCCTACGCACAAAGCCTTTCTAGATTGTAAAAGTGATTATGTAATCTTTGGTGGTAAACAACTCTGCCTCCAAATCAAAACATCTCTCTAATTCAGGGAAACTCTCTACGAGACAATCCTGAGCCAAGCCCTCAAGGGAAGGTGCAACGACTAGCTGAAAAGCGTAGGGCCAAGCGGCTCGAAACGGGAGACTCCGAAAGGATGAAGATATAGTCTGAACTACCATAGTGATATGGTGCAGCCAATTTGGCGGAATTAGGTTAGCGCCCTAGTTTGAACATCGCGGGAGCCGGTTGCGGCAAGAGTCATCAGGCACTTTTGAAGGTACTTAAATATAAAGACGATCCGAATTTTAGGGGAATTTTTATACGTGAGACCAGCGTCCAACTTTCTCAGGCGGGTGGTCTCTACCAAGAAGCGGAGAAAATGTGGAAGCAATTTGGTGCGAAATTTAAAACGCACCCTCAAATGACTGCAACCTTCCCCTCGGGCGCGCAGGTGCAGTTTAAAGTGTGTGGAGCCGATAGGGACATTTCCAACTACGATGGTGGTCAGTTCTCCCTTGTGGTATTTGACGAAGCTCAGAACCACACAGATGTGCAAATTCGTTATCTAGAGTCTCGTATTCGTTCTCAGGCCAAGGGACCACATCAATTGGTCGCAACATGCAATCCTCGTCGCGACAGTCATTTGATGCCTTTTGTGAATTGGTATCTCGATCAGGATACAGGCATTCCTATTCCTGAACGTTCTGGTGTAGAACGCTACTACGCATCTTACAACGGTACGATGGTGTTTGCCGATACACGAGAAGAACTTCTGGCCCAATATGAAGGCGTAAGGCCGCAGAGCTATACATTCATCAGTGCTACTATTCGGGACAACCCTCGAATGAAAGTGCTGAATCCCGGCTACGTAGCTCGTCTTGAAAACCTTAAGCGAGTTGAGCGTGAACGTCTTTTGCTCGGTAGCTGGTTTGCTAAAGAATCAACTTCAGGTTACTTCAAGCGGGAGTGGTGTGAAATTGTAGATAAATGTCCTGCTGCCGTAGCCACTCGTGCTAGGGGTATGGACTTGGCAAGTACGCTCAAATCTGAGAGTAATCCCGATCCAGATTGGACTGCATCTACTAGGATTTCCAAAGGAAAAGACGGATTCTACTATGTGGAGCACGTAGAGAGATATAGGAAGCTTACACATAGCGTTCTAGAGAATATTGTCTCTACTGCGCGATTGGATCACGCAGAGCTAGGTGTTCAGGTTCCAGTGGTTATTCCTAAAGACCCCGGCGCTGCTGGTGCAGCAGCCAATATGTTCTTTATCAAGACTCTTGTAGAGAACGGAGTGGATGCACGAACAGAAGCTGTTTCTGGTCACACTGGAAAACTATCTCGCATGCAACCTTTCTTGTCCTTGGCAGAAGCAGGGCTAGTTAAGGTTGTTAAGGGAGATTGGAATGAAATGTGGTTCAACGAGCTTGAAGACTACATTGATGGGAATAGAAATCAAAAGGACGATATGTGGGACAGCACTGCTACAGCAGCCAAAGCTGTTATGAAGCAAATAACAATTCCTTCATTTACCCTCCCCACATTCACCCAAGCCTCACCTATCCCCTCCCTATAATAACACACTTCCGCAGGATTGTGTGCAAAATTTGACAAAAGTCTTATCTAATGATACAATCCTGCTAATGAATTAAAAGGAGCACTAATGGCAGCTAAAAAGAAGCCAAAAGACGATTCGGCGGCTTTGGCTGCTGATGATGGTGTTGCTGTACCTCGTCTGTCCTTGGGTGAACAAGGTTTCGTAGGCCTTCGCACAGTGTGGGGGAGAGTTATTGATGACCCCCAGCGTGCCTTCCATCATCCCCAATTTCTGAGGACGGTACGAGAGATGATGAACGATGCAGTGATTGCATCTGCCATCAACACCTACCGAATGCTACTCTCCCGCGTCACTTGGAATGTCGTACCGCCAATGGACGCTACAGATGAAGAAAAAGCACGCGCCAAGTTTATCGAGTCCTGTAAGGACGACATGGAGAATTCTTGGGCAAGCTTCATCTCTGATGTAATCACATATCTCCCATACGGATTCTCTGTACAAGAGAAAGTTTATCGTCGCCGTCTCAAAAAGAACGGCAGCAAATTTAATGATGGCTTGGTGGGACTACGTAAAATCTCTCCTCGCGCACAAGATACAATCGCTCGCTGGACTTTCTCTGAAGATGGTCGTGAGCTTCTAGGTTGCGAACAGTCTATTACCAATCTTGAGCATGGCGCGATGTTTATGTCTCAAGCCAATGAGCATGGCCTTATCCCTATTAAGCGTGAAAAGTTTATGCTGTTTACAGCAGACGCCACGAAGGGCGATCCTACGGGTAACTCTGTGTTGAAGGGGGTATATAAATCTTGGAAGGAGCTTGATATGCTCCGCCAACAAGAGCTATTAGGTATTGCCAAGGAATCCAATGGGCTTCCACTTATTAGGCTTCCTC